CCATCCCTCGGTGACGGTTTCTGCTGGACGGCTCGTCTAAATATCTCAGCACAACAGGCATAGGATTTACCACTACCAACCGGACCCATAATCCCTCTTACAAAGGCATTGCTTTTAAGAAAGTCAGCAACCGTAGGAGAGTTCGAGAAGTCTAGTTTTAAACCACTTGGTATGTCTTCACTCATTTATTTTCTCCCGGCAGTACCATCGTTACATCCACCACAGCCGGCTTCTCGCTTTCTTTTTCCTGGTCCAGCAACCCGGCACTCTTAGATAGCATCTGCAACACCCTAACCTTATCTATCATTTCAACTTCTATCTGATCTCCGGAGCGTGTCGGTGTTACCTTGATCTTTTTGATCGCCTGTAACGACCTCTCCGGGATGTCTTTAATTTCCTTGATACTGACATTGTTCTCACTCCATTCTAATACATCGGTTATATTCGCACTCGCCAATCCTAATAGCTGATTAGCCAGTTCATCCCGGTTGTCATAAATAATGCTGGACCCTCGCAACCGTTTCGTGATTGCACCAACACCGGCAAACCGACCATTCATTTTCGGCAGTTTAGACTTTCTTGCCATTAAAAAGGTGTATCCTTCTTCTGCTCAAAGCATTGCAGCCAGACATCACCATCTTTATTAGGCAAGGGAAGGGCATTGAGCTTAATAGACCGTTTACCGTCAGCCTTCTCCAGCATGACACCGATGGTCATCCACCGGGTCTTTTCTACACCATCCCTTTGATAAGTGCCTTGTGATTGTACTACGTCATATTTTTTATCCATTGAAAAACTCCTTAATGAAAAAGTGGAAAATATTTTTGTGGTTCCCCCCACTATATATACGCAAGGGGGGAGGGCATAAGGTGCGTTCTGCGATACAGAGATTTTTTACACCGTATGCTGCGTGTTCCGATGGCTCTAGGAACATCTGGACTTTGTACACCCTAGTCAAAGTGATGCTCCATTCTCTATAAAGTATTGCAATGATTGTGGTGGCTGCTTGTTGTCCTGTAACGTCTGACTAACTACTTTAGTTGCTAGGTCTTTAAACTGCTCAGTAGTGTATCCTAACTCCAGTAACTTATCTGCCATTAGTTTATCATTCTCAGTTGCTGTCCATTCAGATCCATACACTTGTCTTACTACATTCATGTAACTGTTGATTATACCATTTATTAAGATTTCCTTATTATATATATTATTATATATATTATTATTGTTAAGTGTAACACTCACCGTTACATCTGAGGGCTTAGGTGTAACGTTCATTGTTACATCTTTAGTTTGGTTGTAACGGTCATCGTTACATCTAGCATCTAAGGTGTTACCGTCATCGTTACACCCTTTATAATACTTATTGTAGTACTCTAATGGTATATTATGGTTCTTTTCATTCGGTGGGCTTCCCCAAGATGAGGACCATAAGCTACCTGGTTTCCAGTTATTTAATCGCACTCTCCACATCTCTTCATCCTTGGACATAACTTCCTTCTTTACCGGCTCTTTAGTCTTTTCTGCCGGCTTGTTAAAGTATCCCAGCTTATGTGGTGATGCCATCTTATTATCGAGGGCTACCCATGTTTCCTCTGTCTGTACACCTAAGATCCATAAAGCGACATCATTGTATATCTTTTCAAAGGAATAGTCTGGGTTATCCTTGGCATACTTCTTAGCGATAACGTAGCTGAGTTTCTCCTGTTTCTCTGTTAGCTCACGCTCGTAATGCTTGGGCTTATAAACCTTCTTCAATGTTTCCTGTACCTTGTTATCATCTATCTCTGTGGTATCTGCCATCTGTTTGTCGTAGTCTATTGATGTATCAAGAATAACCCTATACACGCAGCCTTGCTGTCCTAATGGTCTACGGTTGTCTGCCTTGCGTATTTTCTCTAAATAGCCCCAGTCACATAAATCATTCATGTAATTTGTTACATGGGTCCTAGCTGTACCAACTATCTTGCCAATGGTTGAATGATTAATAAAGAATGTATTGCCTCGCTTCTCATTCTGATGGCTGCAACAGATAGCCAGTATTCTAAATGCCTGTTTATGCTTATTAAAACGTACGTCACCGTAAGACCTAGCTGGCATGATAATCACTTGCCCGGGGCATTGATATTCTCCATAGCCTTTAGGTGGATCTCTGAGTGGATCGGGTGTTACTTTACTTACTTTCATTTAATACTTTCCACACAGCATCCTTCATTCCCTCAAACTGACAAACCGTTTGATGCCACATAGCGTATCGCTCTATGAAGTTCTTAATTTCCTCATTGACCTTCTGTCTAGGTATCATGTCGGCATAAAACTTAGCCATAACTTCCATTCTCTCAGTTTCATTTAATTCTATTGCCTTTTTACTTAACGTCATTATTTCCCTCCTTTATTTGATCTGTCACTATTACTTTACAAGTTGGGCATCTCCTCTCGATACGTTCTTTATTAGCACTCATAATATTAAGATGCGTTTTACAAAGAGGGCAAAGGTCCAGCTTTCTTTTTGTTTCTTCACTCATAAACACTTTTAAAAAAGTCCGGCTTGTAATTCATATGTTTTAATTGTTCTAGTTGAGCCTTTCTATTGCCTCTATGAAATAGATTTAAACTGTCATTATCTGCATCGCCCATAACACTACCGACACCAATTGATTTATAAATCACCGTTTCTTTACGACAGTATCGACCGTGCTTGTCGTATTCCTCTGCTAGTGGATCATCCTTAAACATCATCATTCACCATCTTTATTCTCTGTCCTATCCATCTGACTACCGGAACTGCCATTGAATTGCCCATAGCCTTGTATCTCGGACCGTCCGGGCATTGTTCTTTTGGTTTGCCTCGGTAAGGTATCCTGGTGTAATCATCCTCAAATCCCTGTAGGCGTTCTGCTTCTATCGGAGTAAGCCGTCTAACCTTCAGCTTTTCCACTATGCCTAAACCACCTCTTAAATCTTCCGGAGTGTTTGGTCTTGTAACCAAGGTTGTGGCTGTTTCAGTTTCCCTTACTCCGGAATGTGGATTAGGTGATTTCATTGAATTACCGTTCATACTGTCAAAACTATAGGTAACAGGAAAAGCAAACCCTTCCTCTACATCTCTAGCACCAGTTGATGTAGTAGACCTCGTAGTCAGCGTTCCTATTTTTTCTGGGACAATATGAAAATATGCATCTGCATTATTAAGCATCTGATTAGTAACTTGTTTTGATAGATTTGCACATAATGTTGGAGCTTTCTCTGGCAGTATATGACCATTCTCCATTGATTGATGGGTTAACTTATTGCCACCACATTCAGTATCTAATGATCCGGCAACTGTCGGTATGTACCAACTATCTTCTTGCCATTGATTACCTGGTCTTGATAGACCAGCACCATTGCCTGTCAAAGTAGGGGCAAGTTTAGGTATTTCTAATCCTTCGCCACTTGCTCCAGAGCCATTACAAGAGTTTTCGGCAGTTCCTTGTTCCTTTTTTTTGCCCTTCTGAGTATCCCCTCGCAAGCTCTCTTGCTCAAATAATACTTTGGCTGGATTTCGCCAATCTCCAAGGTATCCGACAACAAACACTCTTCTGCGTCTTTGTGCCACTCCAAAGTGTTGAGCGTCAAGAACTCGGTAGGCATACCCATACCCGAATTGCCCCAGCATTGCCAAGAAGGTTCCAAAATCCCTTCCTTTGTTACTTGACAGGACGCCGGGGACATTTTCCCATAGTAACCAGGTAGGGCGATACTTTTTAATAATTGCACCAAAGGTAAGCATGAGGTTTCCTCTAGGGTCTTCAAGCCCTTTGCGAAGTCCGGCAATCGAGAATGATTGACATGGTGTTCCTCCGACAATAAGTCCAACTGTTCCATCGTTTTTCCACTCCTTATAGTTAGTCATATCTCCGTAATTAGGTACGTTAGGGTAATGATGCTCCAATACAGCTGATGGAAACTTTTCAATCTCGCTGAAAGCTACAGGATTAAAACCTAATCCCTTCCAGGCAACTGATATTGCCTCAACCCCGGAACATAGCGACATATAGTTCATGCTACATCCAATTCTTTAATTACTTCATCGTATATCTTACGCATCTTACGGCTCTTTTTAATTAGCAGCTTGCCTCGCTTGGCTCCCTGTACAATGGTTGTATGATCACGGTTGAGAGCATTGCCTATCTCAGTAAATGGCTGCCAAGTCTTTTCCCTACACACTAGATACAATAAAGTTCTAAATGGCTGGGTGAGGTGACTACGTCTTTTATTAAGCAGTTCATTAGGTGGACAGCCTGTTACTCTTGAGATGGCAAGGACCACTTTACGGATTGATACAGTTTCGGTGAGATCTCTAAGATCTTCGTTCCGGGATACATAGCTTCGACTAGTTTCTTCTTTAATCGATAAACCGGTGTCTTGAAGCCCTTTACATCCTCGACTATCCTCGATCGACCGGAAAAGTATCGGAAGTCTGCCATATATTTGCATATCTTTACTCCATCTATTTCTATCGTGTAGCTTGGGTGTACCTCTAAATGTGATATCTCCCCACGCTCAAACTGTGGCTTTAATGTGTGCCAGTAATGCTTGGCTTCGGCTTGACTATCAAATGTATAGCCATCTAATTTCACTTTTTTTGCTCGATATTTCAATGACTTAACCGTTCTATACCCTAGATCACACAATTAGCTATTGTATTTCACATTATATAGTATTACATTCAGTACAAGTGATAATTTGGTGAACATTTAAAAAAAGGGGGATAATATGAAATTAAATAACGAACAAAAGAAAATGCTAATTGAAGAATTTGAAAAGCTAAACGAACCTAGCCAAGAAGATATATTTGAGCAAATTCAACATTGGGCTGATGATACTGGGAACGAAGTAATTATTAAAAGGCTATGGACAGATAAAGACTTTTATAAATTGAAGGGAGAAAGTAAATGAAAATAAAGCATCCAAATAAAAATACAGCATATGTATATTTAGATAATGGCACTAACTTATTTTTAGATACTTCCAATAAGGACAATACTATTATTCACATTCAAGGTGCAAAGGGTCATCCAAATGCTTTAGGTGAGGATGCATCATGTGAGATGATATTATTTAATGATGTCATTCGCTTAAATAGCTTTCCATCAAATGTAAAAATTGACAATCAAAGTGAACAAAGGGTAGACTAATGGTGTACGCAAAAGATGATAGTTATGAGAGTGGTATGCCGATATTCAGAAAGGATCACGGCACACAGCACAGGGGCAAGTTCGCTTGTTTTGTGCGTGTGTCTACTGATAAACAGGATGTGGAAAACCAGATTTATAACATAAAGCAGTACCTCAACGGTGGTGACCATGAGGTGAAATGGTTTAAGGAAGAGGGTGTGTCCGGGGCATTACCCTTTGCTAAACGACCAGTATTAAAAGAGGCTCTGGAATACTGTAGAAAAGAGAAAGCTACATTGGTTGTTTATAGCCTGTCCAGGTTTTCCAGAAAAATGTGGGAAACAACTAAGTTCTTTGAGGAAGAAGTCCATAAAAAGAATTTTAAGTTTATTGTCGTTGATAACCCTATGCTGGACCATAAGACTATTGGTTTCCATGCAACGATGAACTACATCGAGCGTGAGAATATCAGAGAGCGTACATCTGCATCCTTTAAACGCATTAAAGCTGAGATAGCAGAGAAGGGCTACTATAAATCTAAATCCGGTAACATTATTAAGAAACTCGGTGTCCATGACAAGCTGCAAGAGGCTGGTCAGAAGGGTGCTGATGCCGTTAAGAAAAATGCTGATGACTTTGCGAGGGATAATCTGCCCTTGATAAAATCATTGCTTGATGAAGATAACGGCTACCGGGATGTTGCTCGTATATTAAATCAAAGGGGCATCCCATCATTCAAAGGGGGTGTATGGTATGCCTCAACTGTATCTAATTTACTCAAAAGATCTGGTGCTGGTTCTAAATATTACATTCATAAAGGTGAACTTGACCAAATAAATGCAGTATTTGAAAAAATATATATTAAAAAAAAGTTAACACCAAGAAAGGGGAACAAAAGTGACAAATGATTATTTAAATCTTAAAGCCCAACTCATAAAAAATAGAGAAGGTTTGGGTATGAACGGCAGACAAGAAAAAGGTACAACAAAGCAAATACAAACTGGGGCTATAATGAACCCGAATAATGGTCCACCAATACATCTAACTGAAACCAAAGACCATGCCCTTAAAGCACTATGCCAAAATTTCGCCCTCAGAAATCAAAAAATATTTTCAATGCAACAAACCAGAAAAGACACAGCCCTTCAAAGATGGGTTAATCACAGCCGTGTTAATTTTTTCTTTGCAAATTGGATGGTGGTTTCTTATCTGCAAGATAAACCAGTTACAATAACCCAGCTTGTCAATGAAATGCATATTACCAGGACTACAGCAAGGAAACTGATTGCTGATTGGTTGTCGTATGGCTGGGCTAATAATTATCAATACCCAGATGATAAAAGAAAATTAGGATACACGACAACGAGCTTTATTTATGACAATTATGCTTCATATATTGAATTTCAATTATCAGATACTGATTATAATAAATGGCAAGAGGACTACCGTACTTATATTTATTGTATGAGAGAATTAAAGCCTTATGACCGTAAAAATTCATAAAATATGGATAGCTGGTGTGCATATTATTTACAAATTAAATGTTTATATTAGATAATCAGATGGTGGTGATATGAGAAGACGAACAACATTAAAACATAATAAAACAATCTATGCTTTGAGGCGAGGGTTACTTAAAATTACCAAACGATTAACTATTCCTTGCGTACACATAACTCAAATACAAACGGCTGTTCGTGTTTTAAGAGAGTTGGCTGACGAAATGGAAAGGACATTGAAACAAAATGAGCCTTCCAATATGGATAAGTGCATGATGGCACAAAGCCATATAATGACAGCTCACCACCGTCTAATCCGTCAATGGAATGATCCCAGAGGACATTACGCTGGTGGAGAAAGTGCTGAGTGGTCTGAAGATGGGTATACCAATACTGACGGACATGACGTATTAAGAGAAAGACTAGACCAATATGACAGAGGTGAAACATTAAAACACAAGGATCGTTTTACAGGATAAAAAAAATAACACCCTGTATGCAGCCTAGATGTTATACCGTTATTGGTTTAGTCTTCGGAACAAAATGAAAGGAACTAAAAAATGAGTGTGTATCTACTCTTGAAGGACATTTCTATCTTGGGATGTCGCATAATATATATTATTGGTAATTCTCCTAGTCACTCTGACTATATTAACAGAGAGGAGAGGAAAGACAACTTAATTAACCTAATTAAACAGACTTGTTTATATCTCCTATATGCCATTACTTTTGGTATCTCTTTGTTTTCAATTTATATTATTTTAATGCTGGGCTGCGTTTTGAACGATAGCTGTTATTACTACAATGGTGGTGTGTAATATGCCTAAGTATACTATTACCGGGAAAGAATTAGGTGCAAGTGAATGTGGGGCAATTGTCCTCGGCAAAACAGCATTTACTAATAGAGATAAAATATTAGAAAACACTAAGAATGCCATCAATGGAATTGATGTTATAAAAGGTAACTTTAACTCAGCTAGGGCTGAATACGGTAACCGGTATGAGGCTGTCACAGGCACATGGGCTAGTGATATATTAGGAACTAAAATAACTTTTCCAGATCATGCTCATCGTTATGAACATCTTAGGATGGGTGCTAGTCTAGATGCCATTATATCTACTGATACTTATATTACTGTAACTTGTCCGATCACAGGCAAGCTGCATACCTTTGAAGGTCCAGAAGGTATCATGGAAATAAAGACCGATAACAACCATAGGGGAGTGCCTAAAGAGGAATGGATAATACAAGTACACCATCAAATGATTTGCTCTGGGTTAGATTGGGCAGTTATTGCAGTAGCTACTCAAAAGATGGGTGAACCAATTATATATCCTGTGCCTAGAGATCCAGTACTTATTGATAAAATAAGAGGTAAGGTAGCTGAGTTCTGGGATTTAGTTGATACCGATGGAACCTATCCACCATTAGCACCACCGTCTAAAGAGAGTGTGGACCTTACTTTGCTTTTAAAGAAAACCAATACTGACATGGAAATGTTATGTGCTGATTATTTAAAGCAATCGGCTGAAGCAAGGGAAAGTAAAAAACTAGCTGATGAAATCCGGGATAACATTGAAATAGCTATGCAGAGCATGGATATAGAATTAGGTCATGTAGGATGCTACCAGATCAAGTGTGCAACAGTTAAAAAATTTAAACGCAAGAGTGTTCCAACTACTGAGGAATATGAAAGCATATCATTTTCAATAAAACAAACGGAGATTTATGATGAGTAAAGTAAGTATATTAGAGCCTACTAACTTAGGCGAGGCAATGGAGTTTGCCAAACAAATATCAACAACCACTATGGTTCCACAAAATTATAGAGGTAAACCAAATGATATTTTAGTAGCTATGCAATGGGGATATGAGATTGGTCTAGCACCAATGCAAGCCCTACAAGGCATAGCCGTTATTAATGGTAAGCCATCGATATATGGTGATGCTTTGTTAGGTTTAGTTAGAAAAGATCCTCGGTGCATGGGCATTGAAGAAAAGATAGAAGGCGAAAACGAAAACATGAGGGCTATCTGCATATTAAAACGAAAGCATACTGATGGAACTATAGAATTAATTAAGCGTGAGTTTGATGTTCAAATGGCAAAGCGAGCCGGGTTATGGGGCAAACAAGGTCCTTGGAAACAATATCCGGAAAGAATGTTGCAACACCGAGCGAGGGGAAATTGTATTAGAGATGCATTTCCAGATGTCATTAAGGGCATGATAACAAAAGAAGAAGCACAAGATTATCCGGCAGAAAAACAGAGCGATATGAAGATTGTACAAGGGGCAGAAGATACCCCTAGCCCTATGATTACTAATAATGAAGTAAAGCATATCTCTCAGAGCCTTCCTATCGCTAATAAATACATATTGCAGTTAACTAATGGCACAAATAAGGAATTAGATAGTGCTGATACCTGGGCTGTGGAATATGACAAGGTTCTTAGAACGATTTTTGAGTATGATCAGATGGACCACGCTGAAAGGCGTACCAAAATGAAGGAGTTAGAAAATCTTAATGAAGAATTTATAGATGACATTCTCCCGGACTATCTTCGCCAAACAATTAAAGAGCAGCGAATAAAATTTAATAAGGTTTTAAGTGTTGAGGGAAGGGAGCTAGAAAATGCAACAGGATAATTATGGACTAACTCCAGACCAATCAGATTTATTAGTTTATATTACGATGTTTCATAAAGAGCATAATCTTTATCCAACTATAAGAGAAATGATGGATGGTGAGATAAATGGAAACCAGGTTATTAAGAAAAGAAAATGGTCTAATGGAATATCTAAAATGCTTTTTGCTTTAGAGCAAAGGGGAAAGCTCAGAAGATTAAAAGGTTATACCAGAGCAATAGAGTTGCTTTAGGTTTCTAAATTAACTAATGCGTGGCTCCGGGTTTCTTTGTTTCTTCGGAGCCATCCCTTCCCAAAATGCTCAAAGGTTTTTAACTTCCTGTAGAAAGCCTCTCTCTCAACCGATATCATTTCTATAAGTTCTTCTGGATCTTTATTACTAACAGCTTTTAATGTAAGTGGACCTAGCCCACCATCCTGTTTAGCACCGACACATTTCTGCAATGCTTTGACAGCACGACCACAGCCACTATTAACAGCCCAATCAAATATAGATATGTCTAACCCGGATGCTAAATTATCAGCATTAACTCTATCCCAATATTGTTTCTTATAGATCTCAGCTACATGGTTCTCTGGCATATCTCGCATCTCTTGTTCTGTCGTTACCTTCTCCATGTAGGCATCATAAACTTTTTTAGTTATGCCATTGTTAGTCATGCCACCAGGATCATTAGGATGATTTACAAAACCACCTTCGTGTTTTAGCACCATAGCTAAAGCTCTTTCAAAGTTACCTTTCATGTCAACTCCCTATTAATAATAATATTATTCCTAAAACGTAGCTCATAATTATTATTTCAATCTCAAGCGAGATCATTTTTTACTATCAGTTTTGTTGTATTTATCTACGCTTCTCATTCCAGCAATGCCTAACATTCCTAATAGCAATGGCATCATTACTGTCATATCAGCTTGTGGAATAATTATATTAAACCCAGCACAAATAGGAGAAATCATATAATTGATTGCTAAACTTATAACGCAGACATAACCACACAACGGGCGCCAAGATGATTGGAACCAGTTGCCCTTTGCTTCTTCTTTGTTAATAGCTAGTTGAGCCATCAACGCTTCT